GAGCGGCTGGCCGCGATCACGGGCTGGCCGACCGTCACCATCACCACGCTCAACAGCACCGGCCAGTTGGCCTCTGCTGCCCCGTCGTCGGACGTTTCAACCAACTCGCTGAACTACGACGGCATCCTGACGCAGATTCTGGCGTCGGGTTCAGGCGCCTACGTCAAGGATTTGGGCGGTTCGCCACTGACGACCGCCGGCTCAGGTTCGGGCGGCATTACGGAGTTCAACGCGCTGATCGCCGACCGGATCGCGAATTACCGGCTGGTGCCGACGGACATTTTCATGTCCCCGGCCGACCAGCTGGCCTTATCCAAGCTCATCCTTACCGGCAACACGAACCTCGCGCCGTTCTTCATGGGCGATGCGAGCTCGAACGGCATGGCCGCGGCAGCGCAGGCTCGGGTGTACAACAACCCGGTCGGATTCTCGACCGCGCAGCTGCAGATTCACGCGCACCCGTTCATCCCTGCGGGCACGATCATCTTTTACAGCCGCACCAATCCGTACCCGCTGTCGAACGTGCCGAACATCATCCGCAAGCTCTGCCGTCGCGATTACTGGCAAGTTGATTGGCCGGTCGTGACGTTGCAGCGCACGCTCGGCGTGTATTTCGACGCCGTGCTGCAGATGTATTTCCCGCCAGCGTTCGGCGTGATAACGGGGGTGAAAAGCTAACGTCTGAGAAGCTCCGCGGCGGCGTGGTTTGTCGGGTTCTCCTCCCTGACCGACTATTAGCCATCGCCGCCGCGGATTTTTTTCGACATGAACCCAGGCGACCTTACCACTTTGGCCAACGCTAAGGCGTGGCTTGGACTGTCCGGCCTAGCGATTGCCGGCATCACCAATGCCAGCCCCGCGGTGGTCACGCTCGTAGGCCCGCCGCAAGTTCCGCTGTCGTCTGGACTTGCTGTCGGCCTGTTTGCGGTCAACGGCATGACCGAAGTTAATGGTAACGAGTACACGATAACTGTCATTGACCACATGAACTTTTCGATCCCGGTGGATTCAACGGCCTTCGGCGTTTACGTCGATGGTGGGCTGGCGAGTTTCGATTCGCTGCTCGAGCGTCTGATTTCGTCGGTATCGACCTACATCCAGTCGGCGATCAACCGGACTATACGCAACCTGCCCTATGTCGAGTTTCGCAGCGGCTTAGGCGGGCCAACGATGATGCTGCCTAATTTCCCGATTACCAATGTCTCCGCGGTCGCGATCAATGGCATACAAGTGCCATCACGGCCGCCGTTGGGAACGGCATCGACGACGAACTTTATCGGGTTCGGCTGGCAGACCGCAGGACCATCCGGCTACACGTTCGACCAATATCGCGTGATGCTCAATGGCTATATGTTCACGCCGGGGTACAGCAACATCCAAGTCGACTATTCGGCCGGCTATCTGGTCGCGGGTGAAGTGCAGACCATACCGGCCAGCGCGCCGTTCGTGCTGGTAACGCAAGCGCACTGGAATGCGGGCGACCGCGGCGTGACCTATGCCGATGGTTCGCCGTTTCAATCGACTTCGTTCGGATCGGTGTTGACGAAAGGTTCCTACAGCGTCGATCCGAATGGCGTCTATTATTTCGCGGATGCCGATGCAGCAACGCCGGTATTGCTTTCTTACGGTTATGTTCCGTTCGATGTCGAGCAGGCGGCAGTCGACATGATCGGCGACTGGTTTCGCTATCGCGATCGTATTGGGCAAACCTCGATGGCGATCGAACAGCAGTCGATCACGTTCACCAATACCGCCATCACGGCGCGCGCGCAGGGCGTGCTCAACCAGTACAAGCGCGTGACGCCAATTTATTGAGGGGGTAAGCATCATGGCAACGATTCCCGTAATCCTGATGGTCCTGTCCGTTGTGTTCCTGGCCTTGGCGGCGTTCAAGCTCGTGCCCGAGCCGCCGCGTCTGGCATTCGGCTGGGCTGGTCTGTTCGTCTGGGCGCTGGTCGTGCTGCTTTACCGCGGAGCGGACCTGCTCAAATGAACAGGATCAAAATTAAAATTCCTAAAATGTGGTCCGTTGATCGCATCAAGGAATTTGCCGACGCGAATCCAGAACTGGAGGTTCTTTGCGAGTTTTGGCCGGAGGACATTGAGGCGTGGACGCCAAAACAGGTGCGAGAATTCGCCCATTGGATGGACCTCTATCGTCAATCGCATGGAGCCGATGCATGATTTCCGGCTACATCGTCGGCGATAAGGCTCTGGTCGCGCGCATCGCGGGTGCGGGGGCGGTCGTCAAGGCTGAGATTGACGTGACCGTGCAGAAGCTTGGCTATGCGCTACAGGCTCGCGTGCAGACGCAGAAGCTTACCGGGCAGGTCTTGCGTGTTCGCACCGATAGGTTGCGCGGGTCTATTGCTCAGAATGCGCCGGAAACTCGCAGCCGATTCGTGGCCACCGATACCGCAGCGATTGCCTACGTCGGCACCAACGTCAGCTATGGCGCGGCGTGGGAGCATGGCTTTAGCCGCAAGGTCGGCGCTGGGGCGCGCGGCGGCCCACGGACAATTTCCGGTAAGGCGCTCGACTCATACATCCGCCGGCACCCGCCGGGCGTGCGCCATGTGGCGGCGCGGCCGTTCCTGGCCCCGGCCCTGTTCGAGATGCGAGCGCAGATCGTGACGGAACTAGGTGCGGCGCTGAAGCGCGGCATGGAAAAGGCGCTGCGCGCGTGAGTACCCGTGAGCCTATCTATCAAGCCCTGTTCGATCTGGTCACCAATACGCCAAGCGTCAAGGCGATATTCGGCGGCAACGTCGGGCGCCTGCTCCCGCATGAGGCCAACGTCGCCCCGGCGCAGTGCCCGGCTCTCTACACGTTCCAACTGCCCGAGCGGCGCGTCTATACCGGCAAGGGCGTACCGCCAAAGCGGACGCTGTATGTTGCCTTCGTCGCCTATTTCTCGGCCGCCAACAGCACAACAGGCATCCCGGCAACCGCGATCAACGCCGCTGCCGATGCGATCGACGACGCCATCAGCAACCCAGGCAACCCGCAGAACACGCAGACGCTCGGCGATTTGGTCGAGCACGTCTATGTCGAGCCGGAAATCAAGCCTTACGAGGGGCTGCTGCAGGAAAAGAGCGTCCTCGTGGCGGTCGTGGCGATGCTGATCCCATGAGGGGCGACGGCGAAGATCATGGCCCGAAGATTCCAATCCCAGGCGGCGCGGGCGCGGCGATTTACGCTGCGCTGGCCCGCATGTCCACGCACTGCGGCGAGTGTGGCATTACGATCAGGAAAGAGCGCGTAGCCGGGGGCGGCTACGTTTACACCATAGGCAACCACGAACAGCCGGCGCGTCCGGTAAGGAGCATCAATCATGGCTGATTTTTTTGGCACAGGCGCACTGATCGCGACGCCGCTTTTTGATGCGAGCGGCACCGCAATCACGCTGCCGTCGCCGGTCCAGTTCGGCATTCTGCAAGACGTAACCGTCGACGATTCCGCCGACATCAAGGAACTATACGGCGACAAGCAGTACCCGGTCGACATCGGCCGCGGCAAGGGCAAGCTGATGCTGAAGTGCAAGGCGGCAATGATTAACGCCGAGCTCTTCAATAGCGTTTATTACGGCCAGGGCATCGTCGCCGGTTCCGACAACGCCATCATCGCCACGGTCGGGAGCACGGTTCCGACCGGCGCAGGCGCAACGGCGCTGAACGTCAACGCGGTTGCAACGGGCGGCGCGAGTGCTATCTTCGCGGCTGACCTGGGCGTGCAGACGCCGGACGGTACGCCGTACACGCGGGTTGCATCGTCGCCGACTGGCGGGCAATACGCGCTCGTGACTGGCGCGGCCGGCTCTGGCGCGACGTATCAGTTCAGCGACTTGGACGTTGGCAAGACCGTGTTCGTCAACTACCAGTACAGCAATGCCGCGGGTACGGGCAAGGTGCTGACGATCGCCAACATCCCGATGGGACAGGTGCCGGTGTTCTCGGCGCAGCTGATGTCAAACAAGCGGGCCGGGCAGACCATGTGGCGGTATTTCCTGTCTTGCACGGCAACGAAACTTACGATGGACTTTAAGAATGACGATTTCGTCATTCCCGATTTCGAGATCGGCTGCTTTGCCGATCTCGCAACCGGCATCGTGCAAAAGTACGCCTTCAGCGAATAGCCGTGAGCGAAGTCAACGGAGTAAGGTACGCGCCGATCCCGGGGAAGATTCCCGGGACGGCGGTCAATCTTGGCGGGCATGAGTTTGTCGTGCCGCCCCTCAACCTTGACCTCTATGTCCGTTATGAAAAGGACATAGGGGAAATGGGACAACCAGCATCCACGCGCGAAAGACTGGAAAAGGTCCTGCCGGTGTTTCTCGTGAGCCTGCAACGCAACTATCCAGAACTGACGCTTGCGGATTTGCGCTTACTCATCGACTTCGCCAATGCTAGACAATTGACCGATGCGATTGTTGAAACCAACGCACTGAAGCTCAAGGCGCCGGGGGAGCAGGCGCCGGCGAGCCCATAGACTGGCTCGCGGTGTACGCCTTCGTCGCCGCCGCAACAGGTTGGACGTGGGAATACATCGGGCAGTGCCTGACGCTGCCCCGGCTCTTTGCGATGCACGCCATCTGGCGCAA